TTAGTTGCTAACTTGAAAAAGCAAGATGTAGCCACCCATAAAATGGTTAAGTTACTTGCTTACGGACGTCCTCACATCGTGGTAAGAAACAGAAACAATCAGTTCTTTCTTGCAGGTGTAGAGAGAGGAATGGATGTAACTGCAGGTACTATCTCTAACGGAACGGCACTTGGGGATTTTTCTGGGTACACTTTGACGTTCACAGGAATGGAGAACATCCCTGCAAACTTCTTAAATTGTTCAACTGAGGTAGGACTTAGAACGGTTCTTTCTAACGCGACAATTGTAACAGTATAGTTTTTCTTTCATAATAGTTGGATTAGGGTAGCTTCGGTTACCCTTTTCTTTTTTAAAACAATATCGAAGTGTTTAAGTTAATATAGTATGATAGTATTAAATGTATCAGCTACAAGCCAAATTATTAGCTTCATTCCACGAGAGGAAAGCTATGATACTTTGGAGTTAACTGACGAGCAAACAAATGATACTCAAAGCGTAAATATTATAACTTCTACAATAGGTCAATATTACCACACTATAGAAGCTATATTTGATTTAGTTGAAAATCATTTCTATATGTTGGTATTAAAAAACGGGAGTGATATAGTATTTAAAGACAAGATATTTTGTACTAATCAGCCTTTGGTATCATTTAGCGTAAACAATGGTCAGTATGTAAGTTCGACCACAACAAACGACTTTATAATTTATGAGTAATCTACACATCTTAAATTTAGCAAAATACGAAGCACCCGTCATTGAGGAATCAAAGAAGAATGAATGGGTAACGTATGGAGAAAATAACTCTTACTATCAGTTCTTAATTGATAGATATAAAAACTCTACTACTAATAACGCTATTATAAACAATATTAGCCGTTTGGTATATGGCAAAGGTTTAAGCGCAGTAGATGCTTCAAGAAAGCCTAACGAGTACGCTCAGATGATGGCTATGATTAACGCAGACGATATGCGTAAAGTAGTATTAGATTTTGAGATGTTGGGACAAGCAGCGTTTCAGGTACATTATTCTAAGGATAGAAGCAAAGTATTAAAGGCATATCATATTCCTGTGCATCTTTTAGCACCTGAGAAGTGCAATAAAGACGGACAAATCGAAGCCTATTACTATTCTGATAATTGGGAAGATTTAAGAAACTACGCGCCGAAAAGAATTCCTGCATTTGGATTTGGTAATGAGCAAGTAGAAATAATGTTCATTCAACCTTATTCGGTAGGGATGAAATACTTTAGCTATGTAGATTATCAAGGTGGTATTCCTTACACAGTATTAGAAGAAGAGATATCAAGCTATTTAATTTCTGAGGTGCAATCTTCTTTTAGTTCTCGCACGGTAGTAAACTTCAATAATGGACAACCAACCCCAGAGGAGCAAGATATTATCTCTTCTAAGGTTATGTCTAAACTTACAGGCGCAAATGGTCAACGAGTAATCGTAGCATTTAATAACAACGCTGAAAGTAAAACTACAATAGATTCTATTCCTGTAGACAATGCACCCGATTTATACAATCAATTAAGTGAGGAGTGTATGCGTAAGATTATGTTATCGCATAACGTTACAAGCCCTCTACTTTTCGGTATTGCTTCAACAAATGGATTTAGTTCAAACGCAGATGAGTTACAAAATAGCTTTGTATTATTCGATAATTTAGTTGTAAGACCAAAACAAGAAATATTGCTTAGTGCTATTGATAGAATGTTAGCAGTTAACGGAATCAGTCTTAACCTATTCTTTAGAACTCTTAAACCACTTGAATTTACAGATTTAGAGAATGCTCAAACTGAAGAGCAAGTAGCACAAGAAACAGGAACGCAGTTAAGTTCAGAAGCTACGGATGAAGAGTTAGAAGTTCTATTAAACGACTTAGCAGGAGAAGTATTAGGAGACGAATGGGAGCGCGTTACAGAGCGTGAAGTAAAGGCGGACAATATAAGTACAGAGGAATGGGTAAATAATGCTTTAAATCCAAAGAAAAGCGTATTAGCACGTTTAGCATCTGTAATTAAATCAGAGCCAAGTAGAGAATCTAACTTAGACAAATCAGTTTACAAGGTTCGATATGAATATGCAGCACGATATAATAAAGCTAACTCACGAGAGTTTTGTGTTAAAATGATGGCACGAACTGCAAACGGAGTAGTATATCGTTTAGAAGACATCGATAAAGCAAGTAGAGCAGGGGTAAATGAGCAATTAGGACATAAAGGGCAACCTTACGACTTGTTCAAATTCAAAGGTGGAGTTAATTGTTCTCACTATTGGAATGAGGTTCTTTACAAGCTAAAGACTAAAAAAGATGGTAAAGGATATGTAGAGGATAAGTCTTTGAGTTCATCTGAGGAAGTTAACTCTATTCCTAAATCATACACCCCACGACCTACAGGTAATGCACAAAGCAAAGTAGCACCTATAGATATGCCTAACAACGGACACCACCCTAATTACGGAAAATAATGGCGGAAGCACTTTTAATATCGAGAACAGACTTAGTTAAATTTACTGCGGTAAATGGTAATGTAGATACAGATAAATTTATTCAGTTTATCAAAATAGCGCAGGATGTACACATACAAACTATGTTAGGTACAGACTTGTTAAATAGAATTAAAGCTGAAATTACTTTAGCTACGTCAGGAATCCCAACGGCAATAACTGTAACAAATCAAGGAACAGGTTATACAACGGGAACAGACAGAAGTACAACAAGCGCAACGGGAACGGGTTTAAAATTAAATATTACTGCTGCGGCAGGGTTAATTACAAACGCCACAATAAACACGGCAGGAACGGGTTATAAAGTTGGAAATACTGCAACGGTAGCAGGTGGTACAAATGGAGCGGTAACAATCAGTTCAGTCTATACAATACCAAGTGCGTATAACAATCTTTTAATTGACTATATAAAGCCTATGCTTATACATTGGGCAATGGTAGAATATTTACCTTTTGCAGCTTATACAATCGCTAACAAAGGAGTATATAAACACGATTCAGAGAACGCTACTACAGTAGAAAAAAACGAAGTAGATTTCTTAGTAGAAAAGCAGCGACAAATAGCACAACACTATACGCAAAGGTTTGTAGACTACATTAATTTTAACACGGCATCTTTCCCAGAGTATAATTCTAATTCAAACGGTGATATGTACCCACGAGGAGAGAATAACTTAAATGGGTGGTATTTATGAAGAAGTACAAGGTAAAAGAAAACAATATACAAAAGTTAAAGTTATACTTAAAGAAAGTAGAGAAAGATGGCGAACACAATAGGATGGGGACAAGGCGTTCTTAACACGATTAGTTGGGGAGCAGATGGAAGTAGCGGTGGTTTAGAGACTACAAACCTACTTGCTGAGAATTCTGATTTCTTTGTTACAGAAGCAGAGGACTTTCTAATAGACGAAACATTATTTAATAGCGGTGGATTTGGAGCGATATACGATGCTTCTTATTCAGGCGAAACATTATTAGAACGATAAAAAATACAAAATGGCAGAAAAGAAAATAAGTGAACTAACGGCTAAAGGCGCAGCACTTGCGGCTACGGATTTAATGGTTATATCTGAGGTTAGCGGTGCATCGTACGTTACTAAGAGAGTTACAGGAGCAAACGTTAAGACATTTGCTCAAAGTGGTTTGCCTACTGAGGTGCAAGTAGCTGCGTCAGATGAAACTACGGCACTTACTACAGGTACTGCAAAGGTTACTTTTAGAATGCCTTATGCAATGACAGTTACTGCGGTTCGCGCATCTCTTTCTACTGCTCAAGCATCAGGTAGTATCTTCACGGTTGACATCAATGAGGGTGGTACAACTATACTAAGTACAAAGCTGACAATAGACAATACTGAAAAGACATCTACAACTGCTGCAACTGCTGCGGTTATATCTGACACTGCATTGGCGGATGATGCTGAAATAACTATTGACATCGACCAAATTGGTGATGGCACTGCAAAAGGTTTGAAAGTTACTATCATAGGAACAAGAGTATGATAATCAATCCATATTTAGTGCAGCCAAGTGGGCCATCATACGGCACACTAACTACTGCGTGGATAACAGCCACAGGAGAAACTGATACCACTATCTTAGGTGCGTTAAACACACTTGAGAGTGACTTAACTACCTATGGACTGACTGCTAAGATGAAGGCTTTATATCCATTTGTAGGTGGCACTGCGGCAAAACATAAATTTAATTTTATGGATGCTCGTGATTTAGATGCAGCTTTTAGATTGACATTTAATGGTGGTTGGACTCATTCAAGCAATGGTGCTTTACCTAATGGAACAAATGGATGGGCTGATACTAAATTAAACAACTCTACTACTTTAGCGCAAGATTCAACTCACCTATCCATATACTCAAGAACTAACAATTCAAATACTATTGTAGATATATGTAATGACAATGGTCTTGTCAATGGCTCTCCATCTATATTTGTAAATTTTAGCGGTTCAACATATATTCAAGTAAATCAAGGTTCATATTCAAGTGTAGCAGATACTGATTCATTAGGATTGAGAATTGCTTCAAGAATTAATTCAACGACTGAGAAGATTTACAAGAACAATTCACTAGCGTTAACATCTGCTAAAACATCCGCTTTTCTATCGAATGCCAATATGGTTATTGGTAGGTTTCACAACAATTCTTATTGGTCAAATAGACAATATGCGTTAGCATCAATAGGAGATGGACTTACAGACGCAGAAGCAGCTAACTTCTACACTGCGGTACAAGCGTTTCAAACTACATTATCAAGACAAGTATAATGAAACTAACAGACATAAAACAAGCAGAATATCCTAACTATGTAGGACTGCTTACAGAGGTACAGAAAGATGAATTGGTAGGTCAGCAATACACTGAGGATAGCTACTTCAATCCTATTCAAGATGTGGATGATAATTGGATTATCTCAACTGAAGAGATGAACTTCTGCACAAACGTAAAATTTCTATGGGTTAAGGACTTGGATTTGATTCCTTACAATCCTAAACCTACACCACCATTCCCACCAATAAATTAATTTTACAAATGGCACTAATACCTATAATAGAAGCTATAAAGAAACACGGAGTAATAGGTGTTTTAGTATTAGTAATATTCTTAATGTATAGCTTTTTTACTAAAAGGTTTGAGGTTTTAGAATCTAAACTTGAAAGAGTAGAGTTAAAGCTATACGATTGCTTAGAAGATAGAATACAAACAAGCAAAAGGCAATTAGATAAACACGTACAATTTAGCGAATTAATGGTAGGTATTTTACCTGATAAAAAGAAATATGGAACTAAAAGAAAGATGGCAGTCTAAAACTCCTAAGTTTTGGAAGAAAGTACAAAGAGTAGGAATTATTGCAGGAGCAGTAGGAGCAGCTATAATCGCAGCACCTGTAGCTTTACCAGCAGCATTAATTACGGCAAGTGGATATTTGTTAGCAATCGGTGGAGTTACGGCTACACTGTCACAACTTACTAAAGAGTAACTTACCTAATAGTAATATGCAGTTAAGTAAGCATTTAAGTAGAGCAGAATTTGAGCGTTCAGATGCTGCTACAAACTACGGAATAAGCAACTCGATGAACTCTGGGCAACTTGCTAAAGCTATGGCATTGGCTGAGAATTGTTTTGAGCCTATTAGAGAGCATTTAGGAAAGCCAATTAGAGTTAATAGTGGTTATCGTTCTCCTGCCGTAAATAAACGCATTGGAGGCGCTTTAACGTCTCAACATAGTTTAGGCGAAGCAATAGATTTAGATTTACACGATAGAGATTTATTCGAGTGGATTATAGATAATGTTGTTTTCGACCAATTGATAGCAGAATTTCCATCACAAGGTAAAGCATCTTGGTTTCATATTTCATATAGAGAAGGAAGAAATAGGAAACAAGTATTAGTAGCAATAAAAAAAGCAGGAAAAACAATTTATTTGCCTTGGTCTGAAGGGAAAAATCATTTTTAATTACGTATATTTGTGGTCAAATGTATGATTATGAAAAATGAAATTTGGAAAGAGATTGAAGGATATGAAGGAAAATATCTTGTAAGTAGTTTTGGAAGGGTTAAAAGTATGCCTAATAAGGTTTGGAATTCTGAAAGAATATTAAAACCACTTAAACAAACATATTCTACTATTGATTTATGTAAAGATGCTAAAGTTAAAAAGCTAACTATACATAGAATTGTGGCTAAAACATTTATTCCTAACAATGAGAATAAACCAGATGTAAACCATATAAACGGAGATAAACACGATAATAGATTAGAAAATCTTGAATGGGTTACAAAAAGTGAAAATCAAAAACACGCTGCTAAACTTGGTTTAATAAATTGTAAAGGAAGTAGAAATAGCCAAAGTAAATTAACAGAGGATATTGTAATAGCTATTTTTACAAGCAATAAAAGAACATCTGAATTAAGCAAAATATACAATATATCTCAATCGACAATTTGTGATATTCGCAAAGGAAGGTCGTGGACACATTTAACAAATAGAACCGAGTAACATCGGTTTTTTTATTCAAACTTATTATGAACGTAAATCAATCAATAGTTATAGACTATTTAGAAAAGCATCCTGCTATGGCAACTCAAACCTTAGCTAAATTAATTTACAACGACCATTCTTTAGACTTTAAAAATGTAGAAGCAGTAAGGAGTTGTATTAGAATTATAAGAGGAGAACACAAACAATCAAAAGGAATTAAAGAATACAAAAGAACGGAAGAGGAAAAAAGAAAATCTAACGGATGGAAGAAACTTCCAGAAAGCGACTATAAAGAACAAGAACCTTTTATAATGCCTAAAGGGAATAATAGAATCTTGATATTATCAGATATTCATTTACCTTACCACGATGTAGATGCTTTGAGTATTGCTTTAGAATGGGCATACGACCATAATCCTAACGCTATTATATTAAATGGAGATACTATGGATATGTATCAAGCATCTCGTTTTATTAAAGATAGAAGACTTCGTGATTTAGCAGGTGAAATAGATATGACAAGAGACTTTTTAAGACAACTTAGAGATGAGTTCGATTGTCCTATATACTTCAAGATAGGAAACCACGAGGCAAGGTGGGAAAACTATTTAAAAACGGTAGCACCTGAGTTGTTAGGTATCGCAGACTTTGAATTAAAAAGCATCCTTAGATTTGGAGAGTTAGGAGTTACTGAGATTAAAGACAAGCAAATCATTAAAGCAGGTAATCTAAACATTATGCACGGACACGAATTTGGTCAAAGTGTATTTAGTCCTGTAAACGTAGCACGTGGATTATATGTAAGGGCAAAGGCTAACGCAATCATTGGACACCATCACGCAACGTCTGAGCATAGCGAGAAAGACTTACAAGGCAATGTAGTTACAACTTGGTCAATGGGTAGTTTATGTGGATTATCTCCAGAATATATGCCTTACAATAAATGGAATCACGGATTTGCATTTGTCACTACGTTTGACAATGGAGACTTTGAAGTAAAGAACTTGAGAATAATAAACGGTAAAGTGAGATAAATGCGTACATTAGCAGAACTTTTTTCGTAAAGTACAATCTGTTTTGTTTAGGTAAGAAAGGGAGTTCAGAGATGTTCTCCCTTTGTTTTTTTAAAATAATTAAAATAATTTGTTTAAAAGTATTGCAGTTATAAACAATTGTATTATATTTGTCGAAACAATAATACAAAACAGATGAAAAAACAGATTAAAGAAGCCTTAGAACTTCACGCAAAAGCAAATGAGTTGCTTTACTTATGCGAAGGAATGCAGAACCGAATAGATAATATGCTACGGTACAATGCAGAGATAGCCATCCCTAACAACTTTCACGAGCATTCAGAGAATGTTATTGATACCTGTCAACGTGGATTAGGTAGATTATGGAGAAGCTACCAGATAGTGATTGATAAACTTAAAAGCCTTGATGAGATATGAAAGAGGAATTAATAAAGTACGTTGAGCAATTGGAGATTGAGCGACAAGCAAACACGGATGTTTATTCAGAAGAAACACTAAACAGATTAGATAATTTAATTAAAGAGTACCACAAACTAATATTGTCACTATGAAAACACGGAACGTATTTAAGAAAGTAACAGAGGCATTTAACCAACACGTAAAGCCTACTACATTGGAAAACGAGTTCATCCCTAACAACGGAGTAAGATACGGAGACTTAAAAAGATATTGGGATAATTACAACGCTCAGTTAGTAAATAGAATTTCAGA